ATTAGTTTTGACAGTGAATGCAGATACTTTCTCACCTTTGCTATACACTCTATGTAACTGCCACATGACATAAGGAGCGTCTTCTTTAAGAGGTAAATGATTTTTAATCATAGTGTGATCAACAATGTCCAATTCACTTAGCTTAGCAACCATCTTAGTCAATAGACTCACATCCTTCCTTTGTTTGTCCATCTTTTCTACCACTAGAGCTAACCTTTTGAAAGGATCGGATTCAGGTTGACCACGTCCAATTAGTGGAACTGGAATATTCCATCGAGTCTCTGAATCTAACAGCTTGTCATAGTTGCCACAGGAGTAAAATTGTTCCATATTGGGTAATATAGCTCCACTACTTTTAGCCATGTGATCCATGTCGTTCCTCCAAGACTCATAAGTGGTTGCAGCCTTCACGTTGTTCTCTTTGACACTAACTATTGCCTCCATGCATCTACTAGGTTCCAAAAAATGTCCTGGAGTTTGCACCATAATGTTTCGATCTTCCTTCATTTCATGGATCTTCTTAGAGTAATTGTTGAGTAAAGTGATGGCACTATCCCATTTCATATCCCGAGTTGCTGTTAAGGTTTCATCCGAAAACTTGAAGTCATCCTCTCTTTCATTGTGTGGGTAAATGTTGTAACTAACTTTCTTCAGAGTGTACATGGATTTAGGCAAGTTAACTGACATCACACAGTTTTCTCCATTTATGTTGATCATACTTAATTTGTTGTACTTAACTTGATTCTTATCCTCAGGAAGCTTGTTCATAGGAGTAGGGTTATATTTGATCTGTGTGTAATCAATTTTCTTCACTTCAGTCCCACGCTTTGCTAAGATATCAATGTCACTAATCAATTGTCTGCCTAAATTATCGCAACTTTCAAACAAACTAATTTGATACCCATTTTTAATTAACTCTCTGCATAATGTCAAGGCTCCATAACAGTGACGCAGGGTTTTAATAGTGTTCAAAGTGATAGTCAATTCTAATTTCTTGGAATAAGGCGAAAGATCTACACACAATCCTGCTACTTCATTAAAGTCCACTTCTGGCTGACACAAAATATTAGCAATTTTACTTTGCAATTCACTCAGTTTAAGATCATCAAGAGGATTCGCATGTAAGTCATAAGTGGGGTTAAGGAACTGAAGAACTTCTGATGTGTCAATGAATGCGTCCTGCGAGTATGAATGTATTCCAGTTTCATTAGGTAATGATGACA